ATGGCAACCAAGCGACGCCGGGGCGACTCCTGGCAGTACACGATCAAGCGGGCGGGGCTGCTGCCGCAGCCTGTCTATCTGAGCTTCGCCTCGGAGGCGGAGGGCGACGAGTACGTGCGCCGCCTCGAGGCGCTGCTCGACCGTGGGGTGGTACCGGAGGAGCTGGCCAACACCAAGGCGGCGGCGAAGGACCTGCGCAGCCAGGTCAGCGAGTATCGGAGCGCGCAGCACATCTCGGTCGATGACGAGCAGCTGCTGCCCGTTCTGCTCTCGCGCCTGCCAATCGGCATCACCTTGCCGCAGCTGACTTTTACGTGGGCGACCGAGTGGGTCACGGCAATGAAGCGTGAGCAGAACCTCGCGCCTTCGACCATCCGGCACTACGTGGGTGCCCTGTCGCGCGCCCTGGACTGGCTGGCTGCGCACGGCGCGCTGCCAATGAATCCATTGCGGCTTCTGCCACGTGGCTATTCGACGTACACGGCCGACGACAAGGTAGCTGTGAAGCGCATCGACGGTGAAGCGAAAACTGACCAGGAGCGCGATCGCCGTCTGGAGCCTGGTGAGGAAGAACGCATCCGCGAGATCCTAGCCGGCGCAAAGCCACCGGGGCGGCAGCGGCCGCTCGATCTGCCGCAGCGGGAGGCGTTGATTCTGATGTTCGACATGGCGCTGGAAACGGCCATGCGCATGCGGGAAATCTACACGCTAGAGCGCAGCCAGCTCGATGTGGCGCGGCGCACGATCTTCTTGGACAAGACAAAGAACGGGAGTAAGCGTCAGGTGCCCATGACCTCGGTACTGCTGGCGAAGCTTGCGGCGTATGAGAGTGACTACGATGGCCGGTTATTCCCATTCTGGGCGGGCGAGCGTAGCCCGCTGGCCCTACGGCGAGTATCGAGCAAGTTGTCGCGCCAGTTCGAGCGCATCTTCGTCGCGGCCGGATGCGCGGATCTGGGCTTTCACGATCTACGTCACGAAGCGACGAGCCGACTGTACGAAAAAACCACACTGACGGACATCAAGATCGCGAGCATCACTGGGCATCGCGATCCGCGTCAGCTGAAAAGGTATGCCAACCTGCGTGCTTCCGATTTGGCCGATCAGCTCTGGTGATCGGCCTGCTCATAGGCGCGGAGGTCCGGAAGCTTCGTGCGGCGGGACTTGCTTGCACGTCTAGTCGGCAGTGATTCGGGCGTGTTGGCTGCAGGCCGGTTCCCGATGGCCGACTTCTTGCGCTCGGCAGCTTGCCTGCGCCCTTCCGAGCGCAGAAAGTCGATCAGGTCCTCTCGGAGCATGACCGTGTGCTTCTGGTTCAAGCGCACAGCGGGCACCTCCCCCTTGTCCACCAAGTCTTTCATCGCCTCTAGGCCAAGCCGCAGCATCCTTGCGGCTCCTTCCAGGCCCAAGGTGTCGTCGTGCTCTTCCGGTGATAGTTGGCTACGCCGCATCGCGGGCCTCGGATGCAATCAAGCATGCTTCCTGCATTTGGCAGGCGCGTGAGAAGATCGCCATACTCAGGTTGATGCCCGCGTAACGGGCAAGGAAGATTACGTGTCTTGGAGTGATGGCATCTTGGAGTGTCAGGTACTGAGTAGCACGTGCGTCATCGACTGGCCGGCTGTCGTCAGTGGAGCGGTCGGCTTGGTAACTGTGGTCGTTGCGGTGCTCGCTTGGAGGACTTCCCAGCGCGCTGCCCAAATTGCCCGGTTTCAGCACGCTGATTCTGTCAGGCTTCGAAAAGAGGATGCCCGCATTATCGGTCGGCTGCTGCTGCACGAGGTCACAGCATTGCCCGCACGGCTTAATTCTTTGCTTCCTTTGATCGATTCCGCTGTAGTCCCAAGCGAGCCAGTAAGGGTCTTGAGCACGCGCGCGCTCGATACTCTTCTCCGAGAGTGCTCGTTCCCTATGCTTCCGGGGAGCGAGAGAGTGGAAGGCCGCATCCATAATCTTCCTGACAGCTTGGGTGCTGATCTGGCAACTCTGATCAGCAACAGCCGTACATTGAATGACATGGTCCGGCTTATGGCTGCAAGAACTATAGAGCTCCACCCTGACAGCGCTCCGGAGCGAAGGGTTCGCTACGTAGGCAGGCCAGGAGACTTCCAACTCCTCACCGATCATTTGATCTTCTTCAAGGGGCTTAGCATCGAGTACGCGAACCGGTTCCGTGATTTTGTAGGAGTGCCAGCTGAGGACTACACGCCGTACGAGTGACAGTGTCTCTTGACTATTGGTGTGCGGGATACTGGCTGTTCTAATCCCGGGCAATCTGCTGCGGAAGGAAAAGCTCGTACTCCTCGGCATTCTCTGGCGAGCGACGTTCAAGTTCATTAGAGGGCCTCGGTGGAAGCTGTTGAGGCATGGTGAGCGGCGAATATCTGCGCGCCAATCCATTGGATGACAGTGACCGCGAAGCTGTTGCCCAGCATCTTGTAGCGGGGGCCATCTGCCATGGGCTTCCCCTTGGCGTTCGGCGTCAGCGTCCAGTCGTCAGGGACGCCCTGCAGACGCTCGCACTCGCGCGGGGTGAGGCGGCGGACTTGGTTGGGCATGTATCCAACGGCTTGCACCTCGGCGCGCGCCTCGATCGTGTATGCGTGATCAGCTTGCACGCCGACACCGTCCGGGCCGCTGGCCGGGTTGACTCTGGTCGCGCCTGCTTGGATCGCGTAAGCCACGGCTGCATGGCGGCCGCCGTGCGCGGCGCGCAGGGTGCCGGGGACGTCTCCGATCGACATTCCGGTATCACCTGCCGCCTTGCAGTCGAAGGCGATCAGCGGGATGCCGCGGCCGGTGCCGTCTTCGCTGCCGTCGAATCCGCCAGCACGCAGCGTGTGCGCCACCGGCTGGACAAGGAACGTCTCCACTTCGAAGTCAATGCGCATGCCCTTCGCGGTGAGGCATGCAGCCACCTCGACCTCGCCGCTGGTGCGGCCGCCGCCATAACCGAGGGTCTGGTGAATCAGGCCGCTTCCGCCGTCGCATTCGGCTCGCATGCCTGGGCCGCTACTGCTTCCAGCGCCAGCCGTAAGGGTGCTGGCAAGTCCTTCCCCCTGGCCTCGGCGCGGCGCAGAATCCCCGCGCAGGCTGTCGGGCTCAAGAAGTACCGGGGGTCGATCGGTCCAGTTTCCAGTATCGAGGACAGCGAACACGCGGCGGCGCCGCTGCGCCAGTCCGAACCACTGCGCATCCAGCACGCTCCATTCGACGAGTCCGTGCTGACCGACTGCCATGCCTTCGCTGGCCCAGCCATCGCGGGGGACAGTGAGGTCGCATCCTGCCATTTCACCAACCACCACAGCAAAGTCTCGGCCGTCGTTGCTGCTGAAGGCTCCGGGAACGTTCTCCCACCAGAGCCAACGGGCCCCGCAAAAATGTCGAGCTGCATGGAAAATCCTCAGTTGGTGGTGGAACAGCGACGAGCGAGCGCCGGCGAGGCCGGCACGGCGACCTGCGACAGAGAGGTCCTGGCACGGGCTGCCGCCGATCACCGCATCGATGGGTCCAAGCGCGGCGATCTGCTCATCGGTGACTTCGGACACGCTGCCGAGGTTCGGCACGTTGGGCAGGCGATGACGCAGCACCGCGCACGCCGCGGGGTCGATCTCGAACACGGCCACGCATTCCCAGCCCAACGGGGCGAGGGCAAGGTGGGCGGCTTCCAAGCCAGAGAACAGGGACAGGTAGCGCATCGTCAGTCCTCCTTCGCCGCATAGAGCTTTCGCAGTTCGATCCCGCGGACGGTCCACGGCGATTCGGTCTGCAGGCGCTCAAGCTGCATGTAGTGGTCCCGGCCGATTTCATGCCACTGGCTGTGCCCGCCCGTATCTGCGGGCATCGTGTCGCGGCGCTGATAGGCGCAAGGCGTTGGGTCACAGAGGATCGATCCGGCCTCCACATGCAGCAGCACGCACTCGATGCTGGACAGCATGGATTCAACGCTCATGCGTTCGCCATTGAAGTAGCTTTCAATGTCCTCGGGTCGAATCGACTCCGATTTGGCGAAGGCAATGCGCGCTCGGGTTCTGATGTCAGCAGCCATGAGCGCACCTTCTCCAGCACCAGCGCAGCCCGGCGCGCGCGGCGCGGCATGCGCGGTTGATCGCCTTCATCGCCACCCCCGCAGATACTCTCCGAACGTCACGCCACCGTCGTAGCGCAGGAATTGCTGGTAGCGCTGCTGCGACGTGGTCAGTTTCGGTGGCGGCGGGGTGTGCGCGTGCACCGCTGCGCGGCCTGCTTGAGTGACGTTGAACAGGTCGCTGCCGCCGGTGATCGCGTTTGCCGCGTGCCGGACCAAGAGTCCACGCTCGACAAGCGCCATGCAGTGCTGGTGGTCGGCTCCGCCCTCGCTAGTGACGAAGTGGTTGCGATAGCTGCGCTCTAGGCCGCCGTCGCCGACGCCCAGGGCGTGGCGAAGGATCTGCAGCTCGGCATCCGGCAGCACGATGGTGGTCACTTGGTCAGCCATTGGCCGCCGCCTTTGCGCCGTGTGCACCGATGCGGCCTTCGAACTCATCTTCTGCTGATTCCGGGTCTCGCCCCCCGACGATCCTGGCCATCAGGCTGCAGCATTTCTGGCACCAGCGATGGCTCATCATCGATCCATCGACAACTTCAACACGTGACCGGTGCCGTTCGCCGACTGCTATGCGGCTGGAGCAGTGCGAGCAATTGTGCTCTTTGCGACCGGTCACCATTTTGTCGGAAAGAACTTTGTCCCCTGGTGAGCCGAAATCGCCATCGAACGGATCGAACATCAGCGTCAGGCTCTCGTCGTCAGGCTTAGCCATTGCCCACCGCCCGGCTGTCTGTGAGCCGCTTACCCGCAGCCCGAATCGCCTGTCCAATGTCGATGGTTTCGCCCACGGCGGCGTAGCTGCATCCGTCCCACTGTTCGGCGATCTGCTCGATGACCTCGCGAAGGTTCATGGGCTGCGCGGGCGGTGAGGAGTAGAGCGGTTCGATTCGCGGCGGGTTGGACAGCATGCTCACCGCCTTCACGCGGCTTGCGCTTGTAGTCGCCTCGGGTTGACCGCCTTGGTGTGACCAGTGGATCAGCCACACCATTGGCTCCCCCACCGGCCGGCGGGCGGCGAGGGCGGTCTGCGCCTGCACTGCGGTGATGGCTAAGGGCTGCACGAACCATGCGGCTGGGCCATCTTCGGTATCACCCAGCCACACCAGGCGCCAATCTGCGCCGGGGCCAACCGGCTGCCACGCGCGCATCTCGTCCCAGTAGCGGTGGTCGCCGGTCTCCACGGCTTCTTCGGTGAAGTCACCAAACGTCACCTGCAGGTCGAACCCTTGTGCGAGGAACAGCGGCCGCAACGACACCTCGCGACCGTCAGCCCACATTGGCACATCCGGATGGCACGGGATCTCGCCGTCGGCGTTGCGCGCTGGGAGGCGACTCGGGTGGTACATGCCACGCCAAGGGTCCGCTGGGTCGACCACAGTGCGAGTCTGATTCCTGACCAGCTCCAGCAATTCAGTCGCCTGCGCCAGCCGGGCACGGGTGGTATCGCAGAGCGGCGTGTCGCCGTCCTGCAGGCTGCTACGCAGCGTCGAGACATACGCGGCTGCGGGGGCTTCGAACACGCGCAGATCCTGCTGCCGGGGCAGGCGATGATGCAGGTCACGCAGCGCTGTCTGCGCCTGGGCGACCGTGATGGCCTTCGCCTGGTTCGGCAGCCATACGGCCTCCACCGCAATCGCGGTGATCGTGTCGAATGCGTCCCGCAGAACGGGGCAGTTCGTGGGAAGAAGTGTGAGGTTCGCGGTCATCGGCGGGCCTGCTTGAATTGGGTGTCGGTGTTGACGAACGCGCCAGCGAGCGGCGCTACCTGGGACGCCTGCTCGGCGCCAGCGGTGCGAAGGGGGAAGGGCGCGGCGTGGCGATAGCGGCGATTGGGGTCAGATGCGAACTTGCCGCCTTCGACGCGAATCACCTGGTACTCAGGGAACGCCTCGTCCGGCAGCACTTCGCGAGCCTCCTCCATCAGCGCGACAAAGCGCGACTGCCACTCGACCGGCATCGACTGCAGGGTGCGTCGCGGCACTACGTGATAGGCGGCGCGGCTGACGCCGAATGCATGCCATACCGGGCCGTCGGAATAGGTACTGCCGGGCCTGCCGGGTTCGGTGACGGTCGCTGCGTGCGATTCACTGCTCATGGAGGCCTCAGTCGATGTCATGGGTTGCCATGCGCTCTGCATAGCTACCGTGGTTGGCCGCATGACGGCTCATCAGCGGGCGAAGCGGGGTGTGCCCCAGCACTTCGATGTGCCCGCCCGCCGCGAGGAAGGCGTCCAGGTCGTCGGCCAACTGCTGCCGGTCGAGTTCCCTGTGTCGAATCGTGGTCGCCGCGTCACTGACGCCGGTGAGCGGGCCTACCACGCAGGTCGGTCGCTCCCGCACGGGTACCGCACGCAGCGGTGCGATCGCATGTTGGGTGTGGCTGGATAAGCGCCAGATCCCGCGCACGCCGGAGCGGTGGCAGATGGCCTGGCCGCTGCGGGCCAACCCCTTCAGCGTGTAGCCGATAGCCTGGTGGGTGCTATTGATGCGGCCAGCGGTCTTGATCTGTTCGACCGTTGCGCCTTGCGGGAACATGGACAGGACCTTGCGCACTTCGGCGGCCCGGCCGATCTGTTGCGGGCGGGCGCTCATGCGCGGGCCTCCGCGAGCAGTTCGCGCATTGCCCCGCCGTGGTGTAGTACACGCGACGAGTGGTGAGCAACGGCATCCGGATTGTTGGTCAGGACGAGCGTGTCCTCCAGGGGATACGCGGTGTGGCCGTCCCAGTCGTCCAGTACCTCACGCAGGCCAAAGTGCGCGCGCAGTTCCTGTGCGTTGGAGGTCTTGCCGCAGCGTTGCGGCCCGTAGATGACAACAGAACGGTTCATGCGGCGATTCCTCGCGTGCGGCGCGTAGCGCGGTTGTTGGGGGAGATCGAACGAACGCGCACGCCTTGGCGGTCGAGCCAGCGGTGCGCGGCCTGTGCGGCAAGTCGGTTGAGAGAGAACGAGACGCCACCGAGGGTGAGCGAGTGGTGCGATATCCCCACGCTCCAACTGGCGCTGGCGGCGACCTTCAGGAGCGACTCGCGCGGGGCGGCGGTGTAGAGGCCGGCCCATAGCCAGCCTTGGCACACCATCAGCACCAGCGACTCGCCCTGGTGGCCGGTGGCGAACTGCTGCTCGACGGGCAGCGTTGGCTGCGCGCTCATGCCGACAGCGCCAGGTCACGGGCCTTGGCGATCTCGGCCTCGGCGGCGGCGATGCCGATGGCGGTCAAGGTCGCCTTGCGCGGCAGCTGCGGGTCGTCGTACCTGATCAGCACGCGCTCATCCAGCCAGTTCATGACGCGACGCGTGAACAGCTTCTCGGGGCGGTTGCGGGGTGCAAAGCCTTTGACAGTGCGGTGGAGGGAGTGATCCGAAGCGCCATGCGCTGCGAGCAACGCGGCTTTTTCCTTCGGCTTGAGTGGAGCGGACATGGGTTGTTCTCCTGGTCAGGCAGCGATAGGCGTGGAAGGGGAGTCGGCGGCGATCTCGGCCAGCACCGCGCCGCGATGGCGGGCGAGCAGGGAGATCGGGATGCGAAGGTGCGCGAGGCTTGCGTCAGTCCAGCGCAGCTCTGCCAACGCGGCTTTTTCCATCGGTACCGGGCGGGTGGCGAGGCCACACCGATGGCATTCGATGTGCAGAAGCGGCGGGCAGGGAGCGCCCAGGCGGTGGCCGGTCGGGGCGCCTTCGGTCACCACGATGTGAGGTCGATGGCCGGCCCCACACAGCGGCACGGAATCGGGGAGCGGGCGAGAGGTCTGGCGCATGGTCAGCCCCTCACCGAGGTGCTGAGCGCCCAGCGCGCCTTGACCACATCGCGGTCGCAGTGCGCCTGGTGAATCTCAGCGATGCGCAGCGGCACCACAACCGCGGCAACCAGCACGACGGCAGCCCAGGCGAGGCGGAGGCGCCGGCTCATGCTGCACCGCCGCTGATTTCTTGACGCGTTGCCCGCAGGCTTCGGACTGGATGTGCTTCATCCAGAAGTTCGGCACAGTCGGCGCACGCGTACTGCGCGCCGCCGCCGCCGTCGATATCGATCCCGAGCACCCAGCCCTCGCGCCCTGCGAGGTCCTCGCAGTCGTCCGTGGTTGCAGCGGCAGGGCTGTTCTCGTCGCAGTTGAAGCACCACAGTTGGTGGTTCTTGGTCGCCAGAGCGTTCATGCCCGCACCTCGGCCGACATGTCGCGTGAGCAGGCTTCCGGGCGGAGGCTGGCGACGCCCATGCGTCGGGACCGGCGCAGCTGGTTGCGGTTGTGTTCGCCTTTGCTGCGGACCCACAGGGTTCGGGCGGTGCTGTGATCGCGTGCTGCCACGGCCCGCAGGGCCTTCACGGCCAACAGCGGCAGCAGGCAGGGGCTTGGATCGGCGTAGCGATGGGACATGGCGCGCTCCTGTTCGAAGGAGGGCGCCGGCGGGTCAGGTGCCGAGGGGGCGGCTGCTGCCGGTCTGGGGAGGGGCCGGCAGGGTGGCGACCCGCCGGTCGCCCGCCGGTCATTGGCCGGCGGGGAAATTTATCCCACAGCTAAATTTGGAATGCAATAGCCGGCAGCTAAATTTGTCGTACTGGGCTGGAAATGCGCTGGGCACGCCTGATAATTCCCGGGCATACAAGGGCCATGGAGGCTGGGATGTGGAGCAGGTTGGTGGTGCTAGGGGTTGCGCTTGCGGTCGCGCCGTGGGCTTCGGCCGAGGTGTTCAAGTGCAAAGGGGTAAGTGGGGAGACGGTCTACTCGCAGGCCCCATGTTCCGCAGGCGCAGCGCCGATGAAGCTGCGCTCCAACCGAGCTGCCACGGAGAGTTCGGGGGAAGCGGCCAATCGCGCGGCGGTGTATCAAACGACAGAGCTTGCGGATGCAGGCATAGCCGAACGGAATTGCCTGTCGTCTGAGCAAAGCAGGATCTACGGCCCGGTCAACGCGCGGGGGCAGGATGTGTCGCGCCAGATCGCCGCCCTAAACCGCGAGCTGGCCACCGCAAGGAACAATCTTGCAGGAGCCACGTATGCGTCTGGGATAAGGTCTCAGATTGCGAGCCTGCAGCAGGCCCAGACAGCGGACAGGATTTCGGCCGACAGCCAGATGGCGGAAGCCAGAAGACGATGCGGTGAAACTCGCAGTGAGCGTGAACGCGCTACACGGGAAAAATACTCAGGCGCCGGTACGCCATAGGAGTGGGCGCCTGGTGCGCCCACTCTCTTTGGTTCAGAGCCAGGTATCCCGGATGGAAACGTCTCTGATGAAGCCAGCTTCATCCAAGGGGACGCCGTCCATGCAGCATTCCCTGGCGGCTTCCATTTCCCGATGCAGACGCACCAGTGCATCGTTTTCAAGGCAGTCGATGCCCGGCGTGTTGAAAGTAGCCTGATCGATCAAGCAGGCAAGGTTGTAGTGATCGCGGAGCCAGCGAATACGACGGAGCATGCTATCTCGCGTCACATTATCGATGGTTGATGGCCTGGGGGCTTCGACCAAGCGCAGCTTGGGCTTTTGCCCATCACGCCTTGCGACGCGCTGGGCGATCACCTGGGCCAATGCTTCGAGTGTCCCGGCGGCCGGGGGTTCCTTCTTCTGGTTCTCCATCCTTCTCCCTGAGCCTTTGCGCAAGCGCTTTGCTGAAGTCGATCAGGTTGTCGGGCGTTACCGTCGCCTCACCTCGTTGATAGAGGTACTCGTAGGCATAAGCCAGTGGCGTACCGTCTTCTTCATTACTGAAGTCATCGATTCCGAGGTTGGCGAACGTAAGCCTTACGAGCCGGATCGCGGAGGCAATGATCTCAGGGTCGATTCGCAGATCCTGAGAACCGGCAGTAGGGTCAGCACCAGCCCCGTCGTCGGACCTTGGCTGGTCCAGCCAGCCATGTGATAGCCCTGCTGCGCGCTCGATCTTGCGAGCAACATCATCCCCCATCTTCTTGCCGCTCAACAGCTGATTTAGATAGGAGGGCGCCATGTCCAGGTGGATGGCGATCGCTTTCTGCGTCCCCAGCTGGGGTTTGAGCGTGGCGACCAGGGCCTGGAGGTTGAGGTGTCTGGCGGTGATGGCATCCATACGGCAAGCGTAGCTAGTAGCTAAACACCGAAGTTGCGCTGTGTGCTTGACAATTAGGTTTAGCTCCGGGCTAAATGCTGACCCTATGGACCTACTGACCTTCATTTCGGACCCCGAACGTAAGCGGCGCCTCGCTGCCTTGACCGGCAGTTCTGAGGGCTACCTGTGGCAGTGCGCGACCGGGTGGAGGAACAAGAAGCCCAGTCCGATCTTGGCGCGAAAGATTCAGGTGGCATCGGTCGAGATCGGGGTCGCGCTGGGATGCGAGCCGTTGGCGCTGGCTGCGATCCGTCCTGACATCTGGCCGGCCGAAAGCGCATGAGGGCCTCGGCAGATATGAGCCCGGTCTACGGGGGCAAACAGCACCGCGACCACTCCGCCGACGCCCCCGTGGGCGTCGTAGGTACGGACGGCGGTGAAGTGCATTCGCTGCGGGAAACTGATGATCTCTGCCATGGGATCAATGTTGCGCCCGCCGCTACCTGCTTTCCCACGATGATCGATTGCGCATTTCAGGGTGGCTCATGACGTGCCTCCGCTCTGACCTGTACTGGCGGGATGCGCTTCACAATGCAGTGGCGCGCGCCCCTGGCGGGGTAGACCCCAACGCCTGGAAGGAGCACCTCACTAGAAATCGCGATGGCAATGTCGAGGGCACTCTGCACAACCTGATTCTGATCATGGAGAACGATGATCGGCTTAAGGGGCTGTGGTGGCTCAATGACTCCAGTAATCAGGTGAAGCTGCACCGAGATCCACCGTGGACAGGCGGCAGTAGGGATGAGTTCATCGACTCGGATGCCTACGAGCTGGCGGCGTGGCTGCAACACCCGGATCGCTACTGGATGAAGTGCAGCGATGATCTGGTGCTGAAGGCTGTCATCGCGGTCGCGCGCCGGCACCGCCGTCATCCCATCAAGGACTACCTCGGTGCCTTGCAATGGGATGGAGTGCCCCGCGTCGAGCGCATGCTCGTTGAGCTATTCGGTGCGGCGGACAATGCCTACAGCCTGCGCGCAGCGCAGTGCTTCATGGTAAGTGCCGTGGCTCGCATCTTGTGGGTAGACGCCAAGCAGCCCAGCGTGGGCGCACAGGTGGACTTCATGCTGGTGCTGGAAGGTGAGCAGGGCAAGCGGAAGTCGAGCGCCCTGCGCGCGATCTTCGGCAGCGAATGGTTTGTCGAGACCAGCGAATCTCCGAGCGGAAAGGACTTCTACCAGGTCATCCAAGGGGCGTGGGGCGTCGAGATCGGCGAGATGGATTCGTTCTCAAAGGCCGACGTGACCAGCGTAAAGACCGCCATCACCAGGCGCGTGGACAAGTTCCGTGCGCCCTACGAACGCGTGCCTCGCTCCTACCGCCGCGAATGCGTGTTCGCCGGCACCACGAACGAACACCAGTACCTACGCGACCCGACCGGTGGGCGGCGCTTCCTCCCCGTGCGAACTGACGGCGACGTGCAGATCGCAGAGATCGCGACGTTGCGCGACCAGCTGTGGGCCGAGGCTGTGACCATGTTCAACGCTGGGTTCGAGTGGTGGGAGCTGCCGGCAGACGCGAAGGAAGAGCAGGCCAGCAGGTACGTGGGCGACAGCTGGGAAGGACGAGTTGAGCAGTGGCTCGACCTTCGGATGGAGCCGAGCAAGTACCCGACACGGCTGGCGATGGCGCCGCAGATCGACTGGGCGACCACCGACAACCTCCTGACGTACGCCATCGGATTGGACCCTGGCAAGCATGGCAAGCCCGAGCAGATGCGCGTCGCCTCGATCATGAAGACGCTGGGCTGGGAGCAGCAGCGCAGGCGTTGGCCCGATGACGGCGGTCGGGAGCCCCGGTGGTTCAGGCCTGGCCTCGCAATCGATGACTGGCTGGCAACCGTACAGCGGTCAAGGCAGGAGGGCCCCAGTGGACCTGACTTCTGACCAGACCTCTCCAGCTTCGTCCACACCCGTCCGAACCACTGACCAGACCTGCCGCCTACTGCGACAGCGCTGTCCTGACCGTCCACACCATTTCTCGCGCGCGTACATGTACCAACACACCGCCCCAGTTCTCAATTACTCAACTCAAAAAAATAGGTGTGGACGGTATGGACAGTGTGGACAGCTTAGTAACGGCGCTGGTTCGAGGTGTCCAGACCTTGCCTTGATGGTTTGGACGGTGCGGACGGCTGGCATGTTCCACGCGAATCATCGTGCGGTTGGTCGGCCGGGAGGGGCAGGGGGGAGAGGGCAGGCCGATGGGTCCTCCCCGGCCTCAGATTCCACGGGTATTCGGTCGCGCAGTCTTTCGCTAGTCATGACGCATTTCCAAGGGGGTTGTAGTGGTTTCTGATCTGAGCAGTCCGATGAAGCAGGGTGCTTTCGGCGATCTGGTGGGTATTTCCCAGCAGGCAGTCAGCGACCTGGTGCGTCGCGGCGTGCTGGCTGACGGAGCGGCTGGCGATGAATGGCTGCTCGCCTATTGCGACCATCTCCGCGAAGTCGCTGCCGGACGTGGCGGTGAGGCTGGGAAGGACCTGACCGCCGAGCGCGCCAGGCTGGCGCGAGAGCAGGCTGACCGCTTGGCAATGCAGAACGCTGTAACCCGGGGCGAGCTTGCGCCAGCGCACCTCATGGAACAGGTGCTGTCGAAGGTCGGTGCGCGGGCAGGGCGCATTCTTGAAACCATCCCAGGGACGCTGCGCCGTCGTCTGCCGCAGCTCACAGCTTCCGACCTCGATGTGGTCACGCAGATTGTCGCCAAGGCCCGGAATCTTGCCGCATCCATGCGTCTGGCTGACGTGGATGTCCGACAACGGCAAGGGGCAGCTCGTCGGCAAGCCTGGTCAAGGAAGCGGCACGGTCAATTACATGACCGGTTCTATCGTCCTTACTGCAGGTGCGCTGCCAGATCTGAAGAGCAGCATCATCGGCGCGTGGGGCACACCCGTAATCGCTGAGTCGCGCACAGGGGATGTGGCGATCCAGGCTCCTTCGCTGCAGTTCGTTCTAGGTGAAGGCGCGGCCGTACCTGGAAGCGTCCGCATGACGCTCCGCATCGGCGGTGCTGACGTGCTGGTGACGGATAACGGTGCCGGTGGGCTGCTGATTGCAGGCCAGGTTCGTGGTTCGATTTCCTACGCAACCGGTGAAGTCTCCCTCCGGCCCGTGACACTGCCGGACGCCGACAGCCAGCTGGCGGTCACGTACGACACAAGGCGTCCGTTGAACGCAGCCCCGCAGCCCGTTCCGGACGGTTCCGGCATTGTGTCGTTCACGCTTCCCCAAGGGCCTGTCCGGGCCGGATCTGTCCTGTTGGACTGGGTCATCAGCGTTCTGCGTGACCGAGACGATATTGGCTCAGCACCGCAGCCGATGCGGGTGATCGCCAAAGACGATGGAAACGGCAACCTCATTGCTGTTTCTGTGGGTGACACCGTTACCAGCACTGTGCTTGGGGCGGTCAACTACAGCACCGGCGCGGTCACGCTGCAGGCCGGTAAGTTCATGGTGCGCCAGGTGTCCTACCCGCAGTACGAGATTCGCTCGGGTCGTCTGAAAGTGGTGGGGTATGGCCGTATCGATGTACTTGCACAGTTCTCCGCTGGAACCATCGTGTCCGTGAGCTGGCTGCTCGCCGGTGATACGGCGCCGGAAGCTCAAGAGAGTCTGCCGCTGCCGGCGATGCAGCTGCAGCTCACGCCAACGATCAGCGACAGCGTCGTGCCGGGCAGCGTTCGGTTTACGTTCCGTGGCAGGACCTACGTCGATCGCAGCGGCGGCCTGTATCACAGCATCGACCCAGGCACGGGGGCTGGTATCTACGCCGGCACAATCGACTACACGTCCGGTGTGGTCAACATGACGCAGTGGGTGCCCGGCGGAAACAACACCGTTCAGGTCCTCTCGTTGCTGACTCGAATCGCTGATCCCGGTGTGGCGTTCACCTTTTTCCGGGCGCCGGGGTCCCCGTTGCGTCCGGGCATGTTCACGCTGAGGGCGAATCGACTGGACGGCGAGCTGATCACTGCCACGGCCGACATCAACGGGGACATCTCCAGCCCTCAAATGCGGGGCAAGGTCGATTGGGAAAGTGGTGTCGCCAAGGTTCAGTTCGGCCAGCTGGTGCCGGTGGCGGGCAATGAAGGTCAGCCGTGGTTTGACCCAAGCCTGGTGGAAGGTGACCAGGTATGGCGTCCAGCGCTGGTGCTGCCAGGTTCCATCTACATGGGCGCTGTGGTCTATCGGTCCATTCCGCTGTCCGAGGTTGTGATCGGGCTTTCTTCAGTCCGCCTGCCCAGCGACGGGCGCGTTCCCGCATTCAAGGCTGGGCAGACTGTGCTCATTCACCATACGGCCAAGCACACAATCGCGGCGCCACAGGCCGGTCAGGTGGTCATGTTCGGCCGTACCAGAATCGCAGCTGTCGAGGTGCGTGATTCGAAGGGTGTGCCCATCGATAGCGCTTGGTACTCGATCGATGTGAGCGCCGGGAGGCTGGTTTTCAGCGATCCGCTCAACCTGGCCGCGTATCAACTCCCAGTCGTGATCAGCGAGCGCGTTGAGGATCGCCGACTGGTTGTTCAGCCCCAGATTACCGGCGAGATCGAGATCAACACCGGACTGTCGCACGACTACCCGGCGGGGGAGGCGATGATCAGCTCGGCACTCCGCCTGGGCGAGGCAAACGGGTCGCTGGACCTGCAGGCGCGGGTGGTAAACCTCTTCGATCAGGCGGCCTGGACAGGTGTCTGGAGTGACGTGCTCATCGGAAGCGCGGCACCAGGAACATTCAACGACACCGACTTCCCGCTGGTGGTCGCGAACAGCGATGCGATCACCGAGCGGTGGGCGATTCGGTTCACAAACGCAACAGCCTTCGAGGTGATCGGTGAGACAGTCGGCACCATCGTGACCGGGAGTATCAGCGCTGATTGTGCGCCCGTGAACCCTCGCACGGGCAGGCCGTACTTCACCATTCCACGGGCCGGCTGGGGCTCAGGCTGGTCGACCAACAACGTGGTGCGGTTCAACACCGTGGGTGGCCTGGCACCAGTCTGGATGGTTCGCACCACGCTGCCGGGCACACCGGAGAGCGTCACGGATTCGACTCGTTTTCAAGTCATCGGCAATGTCGCAGGAGTTCAAGCATGAGCCTCACCCCAACGATCTATCGAAGCACCGATCCAGGTGCGCCACTTCTGTCCGGCACTGCTGGGGCTCTGCTCACGGTTCTGGATGCAATCCTTGTTGACGGCTATGGCCTGGGAGAAAGCCGGAAGGCCGGTATGGGCTGGACCAAGGCATTCTCGGGCTCCGGGCTGAGGGCGTACCGGGGCTCGCCGACTACGGGGTCTGGCTACTACCTCCGTGTGGATGACACTGCTGCTCGGTCGTCTCTGCTTCGCGGGTATGCGCCTGCTCGGGTAAAGGTCGCCAATGAGGCCAGGAGCATGGCGCAGCTTGTGGCGGAGGAACTGGTGGATACCGGCTTTACCAGCCACTACGAGACGGTCGACTGGATCGTTCCCCCGGGTGCTTGGTTCTATGACGGTAGTGCGCCGTTGGATGCTATCAGCGCGCTGGCAGAGGCAAGCGGCGCTGTTGTTCAGTCTGATCCGAAGAATCTTGCGCTGCACGTTCGGGCGAGCTATCCGGTAAGCCCTTGGCTCTGGCGCGACACGCAGCCGAATCACGTGTTGCAGGAGGACATCGTGCTGACGGAGAGTTTCCAGATGCGGAGCGCGCCGCTGTACGACGCCGTTGTCGTGACTGGCGAGCTGGCCGGCAAGGGCGTGACCTGCAAGGTCAAGAAGGCTGGCGAAGCCGGACAGCTCTTTGCGCAGCAGGTAAGCAGCCCGCTCATCAGCGTGGCGGCTGCGGGTGCGGAGCGAGGTCGGAACGTTCTGAGCGACCGTGGTGAGCAGGCAGCAGTGGACCTGACGGTGCCGCTGTTCCCGAAGCCACTGAAGCCGGGTGAGGTCGGGGCAATCTTTCCTCTGGACCTGGTGGAGGTCGTAGGGGCTGAAGGCACCTGGCACGGGCAGTGTGAGTCGCTGCGCATTGAGGTTGTGATCGATCAGCAGGCCGTTGTGATTGAACAGACCGCCACTCTGGAAAGGCACTACACCGATGCGGACTGACCTCTGGGATCAATTTGGCGAGCTGGTAAGCAGTAGCCCCCGCCTGCTCGCTACAGTCACCGCCCACAACAGTGACGGCACCAGCACGTTGACCACCTACGACGGAGTACAGATGCGGGCCTTCGGTCAGCTCCAGTTACCCATCCCGTACAACGTGTGGGTTCGGGGTGGGCGCCTGGTTGAGACCGCACCTAACCTGCCGCTCATCGAAGTGACCGTCTAGCAAGACAGGGCGCCGCCCGGGTGCCGGCAAGCATCCGAGCGGCGCCGCAACACAGGTGATCTCAGCACCTGGCATTGGCCGTGGCCCCGTCGCCCTCGCGAGAGCGGCGGGATTGTCGGCTTCCTCTATCGCAAATACTGAGAAACCATGCCCAAGCCCATCATTTCCTGGCCGGGCGGCAAGCGCCGCCTACTGAAGCACCTCTATCCGCACTTCCCAATCCACGACTGCTATGTAGAGGCTTTCGCTGGCGGCGCTGCATCGCTGCTGATGCGGCCGTACCCGTCCCAGATGGAAGTGCTCAACGACATCAACGGCGAGCTGGTATCCCTGTACCGCTGCGTGCGCCATCACCTGGACGAATTCGTGCGCATGTTCCGCTGGTCATTGGTGTCACGGCAGATGTTCGAGTGGGCGCAGATGGAGCGGCCGGAGACCTTGACCGACATTCAGCGCGCAGCGCGCTTCTACTATCTACAGAAACTCGCCTTCGGTGGCAAGGTGCAGGGGCAGTCGTTTGGTGTGGTGACTGCCGGCGGTCCACGGTTGAACCTTCTGCGCATTGAGGAGGAGCTGAGCGCCGTGCATCTCCGCCTGGCGAACACCGTGATCGAGTGCCTGCCGTGGCAGGAGTGCGTGCGGCGCTACGATCGCCCGGGGACACTGTTCTACCTGGACCCGCCGTACTGGGAGACGGAGGGTTATGGCGTTGAGTTTCCGTTTGCTGAGTACGAGGCGATGGCCGAGCTGATGCGCACCTCGGCCGGGCGCTTTGTGGTGTCGATCAATGATAACCCCCAGATCAGAGAGGTGTTCGCCGGCTTCGACCTGGTGCCGCTGCAGCTCGACTACACCATCGGCGGCGGGCAGGGGAGAGGGAAGAAGTCCGGAGAGCTGATCATCAAAAGCTGGGACGACAGCCAGGCCACCCTGCTGTAGGCCTCATGCAACCTGCTGGAGTAGGTCTTCGCGATTGTTGCGCGGCGTGTTGACCGCGCGACTGACCCGGTACGCCTCCATGGACGGAGGCGAGCTTGCCAGTAGCATCGCCATTGCATCGTCGGCGCTGGCGGCCATCCACTCATCGATCTGGCCGGCGTGCAGCCAGACCGGCATGCGATCGTGGATGTCGGCCGAGACGCCACTGCTGTCGCCGGTGATGACGGTGAAGGTGCCCAAATTGCCGTCGGGCAGCAGGGGGCTCGTGTCCTCCCACAGGCCGGCGGCCAGCAGCGGCCCGGTGGTATGGATGAACCACGGGTCTTTCTTCCCGTCCTCGGGGCTGACCGACCACTCGTAGTAGCCGGCCATGGGGATCACACAACGGCGCTTCTTGAACGCCGAGCGGAAGGCTGGCTTGGTGGCCACCGTCTCGATCCGCGCATTGATGGTCGAGCCCTGCAGGCCCTTGGCCTTGGCCCAGAACGGCAGCAGGCCCCATGCCAGCCGGGTGACCTGCCGTCCTTCGCCGCGATCCAGGATCACCGAGGCGCGCTGTGTGGGCGCCAAGTTGTAGCTGGGCTGGATCTCGGCCAGGCCGGGCGCAAGGTCAGCCAGGCCCGGCTGGCCGAAGTCGATCACGGGCAGTTGGACGAAGCGGCCGCACATGGCCGGAGGGTAGCCCCGCCGACCGTGGCCGGCGCGTGATCCCGAACGGTTCAGCCGGTGAACGATCCCTTGTCGCAGCCTTTGCGACCGCCAGCCGTATCCTTCTGGCCATGCTTCCCTCCCACTGCTACCAAGGCTTCCGCACTGCCCCGATCCCCACCGGCTGGGTCCAGTTGGGCGACACCTGGGTGCTGTGGTGGTGCGGCCGGCAGATCGCCCAGGTTTCGCCGGCGAAGGAGCGCGGGGTGCGTGTGCACCTCGATGCCCGGAAGATGTGGCAGACCAAGGATGTATGGGCGGCTAGCCTGGCCCAAGGCAAGCGGTACGCCGAACGCTGGTGTGCGGTCAGGCTCTACCCGGAGATGCGCCTGCGCGCTGCGGTGGCTCGGCTACTGGACACCACATCAGCCGAAACGCTCGAACCACTGCCCGGACTGCCGCCGACACCTGAGCAGCAGCAACAGGCGCGGCGCCTGGCCGAGGCGACGGCCAAGGCCACGGCGAGGGTCAGGGAAGGTTTGGAGCCGATCAGACCACCCGGCACCACTAAACCCCGCGCAAAGGACGCAATCAAGCTATGGATTCGCGCGGGCTTGAAGTGA